CATGCAGGTAGTGCATAAGACTTGCACAAACTGTTTTTTTGTAGTATAATATAAGGTATATACGTAAGTCGTATGTCTCGTAAACAACGAAAGGAAGAACTATGTCTAAAGACGAAAAAAAAGAAGAATGGAATGAAGTTGTTCCAGAAGAAACAACAGAAGAAAAAGTAGAATATGAGGTAGAAGGAGAACAAAAAGAAGAAGCTCCACCTCCAAAAGAAGAAGTAGTAGCAGAATCTCCTACAGAAGAAACACCTCCAGAGCTTGAAGGTGTTCAAACTAAAGGAGCACAAAAAAGAATACGTCAGTTAGTTAAACAACGTAAAGAACGTGATGAACAACTTGCTCAAGTTATACGACAAAATGAACAATTATCACAACAACTAAATCAAGTTCATCAACAATTTACAAGTGCTAGAGGAGTAAACTTAGATGCTTCTGAAAAACAATTAACTGATAAATTAGAGTTAGCACGTAATGCATATAAAGCTGCTCACGAAGAAGGTGATTCTCAAAAAGTTTTACAAGCTCAAGAAATGCTTAATGATGCTCAAACTGATTTAAAAGCAGTACAAATAACAAAACAACAGTTTCAACAACAGCAGCCACAAGAAAACCAACAAGGTATAGGACAACAACAACCACAATATCAACCTCAACCTACACCTGATCCTAAAGCTCAAGACTGGGCATCTCAAAATGAGTGGTTTGGTAATGATAGAGTAATGACTGCTGCTGCATTAGCAATAGATGCAGAATTAAAAGAAGAAGGATTTAGTCCTACAGATCCTGAATTTTATCAGGAAGTAGATAATAGGATAAAAAGAACATTTCCTCATAAGTTTTCAACAACCAACGAGGAAGTTCGTCAGCAGGAGAAAACGTCACCTCCTGCTCAAGTAGTAGCTGGAGCATCTCGCAGCTCTCCAGGTTCCAATAAAAAAGTTAAACTATCTAAAGAAGATATTCGTTTAGCTAATAAATGGAATGTACCACTTGAAAAGTATGCAGAAGAAAAACTGAAAGCTGATAAAGCTGAAGGTGAGTATACTACAATTAATATGCAGCGTGGAGGATAAAGTTATGACACGAACAAATACACGTAGTTCTGAAGCTCGTGAGAACTTAGATAGAGAAACAAATGAATATACTTTTGAGGAGCAAGATGCTCTTCATATTCCTGAAGCAATTACAACTCGTTTCGCCAACGAAGGTATGACTCTTGGATGGTTAAGAATAACTCTTAAAGGTCAAGAAGATTATAAATATATAGGTAAGAAATTGCAAGAAGGATGGGAGTTTGTTTCAAAAGACGAAGTTCCTGAACTTGGAGCAACATCTGTCGTTAGGGATGAAGGTAGATATGCTGGAGCAATCTGTCGTGGAGATATTGCGTTAGGAAAAATTCCTACTAGAATCTACAAAGCTAGAAGTGAGCACTATAGAAAAAAATCTGATCAGTTAATGGATGCAGTTAATTCACAACTGATGAGAGGTAATAATTCTAGAATGCCTATTTCTAATACAAGTAAAACACAAACAATAAAAGGGCGAACACCTAGATTTCAGGAATAGTCCTTTAGAAAAGGAGACAAAACATGTCAACAACTAAGGCATTTCGTGGTTTTGTTCCTGCTCGTAAAAAAGATGGAGCTTATA